GACGTGTTTATCTCGCCCGTTTTCGAGTCAATCAGTTTGCGTAAAGCGTCAACGAAATCAATTTGTTCAGCCATTAATCACATTTTACGGTATTTGTCTATTGGTGAAAACCCCTAGTAAAAATAGTGGTTGTCTTGGTGTATCATTTGGCTGTGCTTTAAAAAAGGCGCATCAAGAAAGCATAGGCCAGCGATAGCGAACCAATGCGGTCCAGGATTAATCAACCAGGCGGAATAGACAGGTTCAGAGTGATTTCTGAGTGTGCTGGTGCCGAGTTCGAAGGTGTCTAAATCCAGCGTGCTGCGTCCTGTGCTTTCTTGATAGTATGATGTAAACAAGCATATTAGCTCCAAAGTACACGGATTAAGGCTAAGGTGTCCGACGGCTGAAATAGCACTAGGTATGCTGTCAACAATTTAACAGGCTTGCAGCGACGTAATTAGCCACGTCGTAGAGAACAGAATTAACGCACTACAATGCAGCTTTATGCAAGTGCAAGCCTGTTAATTAGAGTTTTCAAGTAGTCAACTTGCCAGCGATTAGGGGTTCCCAGTCGTAAATCTTGCAAGTCAGCAGGTTGACTACTTAACAACTTTGCACGCATACGGTTTAGCCCCGGTGCAAAACTTACTGGCATTTGTAAGGGCACTAAAACCCTGCTTTATGGGAGTGCAAAGTTGTTAACTCTTACGGGGTGAATGCGTAGGCTGATACGCAAAGAAAAGGAAAGCTGACACACGCTGCGCCACTCTCTTCATGATTGTGGATATGCTCTGTGTTATGCCGGATGTTCAGTACCGGCCAACCCACCAATTCAGCGAAGGTAGCATAACGGTTAGTGCCGTGAACTCATAATTCATAAAGTGATGGTTCGATTCCAGTCCTTCGCACCAATTAAACGTAGCGCAGCGTCAATTCAGAAAGCCATTCTGAACCATGCGTATCACCTACGTGAGTTACGGCCTCAATCCTGAAAAACTCAGACTTAATTGACTTTGTATCTAGTCTAACGTATCCACCAGGCTGCATGGTAGGTTGTAAAAGCGTTTTAACCTTGTAGCCTTGGACTTCTAGTTTCTTTTCTTTATCGCCAGCGTCACCAGTTGCAAACGTAACTCTGACGCCTTTTTGCTTCTCTGTAATACCTTTTTTAGCCGCCGCTTTCTCGCCAAGAGTTTTATGCTCTTTTTCAGGTGATCCAATCAATCCGGTATCAGGCGACAACACAAACGCTTGCATGGCAACAGCTTTACCTTTTTTCAGTATCTGAACTTCGCGGTTTTGAAGCGACCATTCAAGGCCCAAATACTCGCAAGCCTTAGCCATAGCTTCGCGTGAGCGACCAACGAACGCGAAGCCGTCTGGGTATTGCTTTTGAGCTATTTCGCTTGGTAGCGGTCTAACTGGCAAGCCGAACGTGGATGCGATGTTTGATAACACTTGGCCAGCATAAACACCCGGCGCGAAGCTGAATGAAGTCTTTGAATCACGGTACTCAAGCCCACCGTCAGACATTTCAAGCTCAGTAACCAAGTCAGCGCCTTCGCGCTTGGTAATAGCTCGCGTCACCGTACCGGTGAAAATAGTCAACTCGCCAACGTCGCGTTTATAACCAGCCTTTAGAATCAGGACGTTGTTAACCGTTTCAACCAACGCACGAGAGTCTGGGTTTAAGTTGTAAACCCGGCAAGTGCAAGAATTAGGGTTTTCCCCACTTCCTTTTTCAATGGAAAACGCAAAGCGAAGATCACGAATCTCAATGGATTTACCGTTTGGCTTGCCAACTGTCATGGATGCTACGCGGTCAAATAGAGCCATTTACATATCCCAAACGCTAGAACCACCATCCCACGCCGATAACCCGCTATCCCACATGCTACCACTTACAGCCGCCACAGCAGTTACAACCACGGATTCAACTGCGGTTATTACATCTGGTACGAAATAAACCAGTGAATAATCACCAGTGCCAATAGACGTGTAAAGCGCGCGTTCGTTCTTATTTTTGTTGTCTATAAAGAACAGTTCACCAACTGGCAGGCGCGCATCTTTAAACCGTCCAATTAGAGGGTAGTTTTTCACCATTTTGACGTTTTCAAGAATGACAGCGCCTTCGCGCTCGTAAACAGACAGGCTAAAGTAACTGCCTATCTCATTCAAAAGCACGCGTAACGTGTATGGGTTATCCGATAGAACTACGTCTAGTAGTTGGTCGGTTGTATCTGGCAATAGTGGTATTTCAGCTAAGATCATATTATTTCAAAATATTTGAAAGCAAGCTTGAACTACCGGTATTTGCGCGCGTCTTGTAATTCTGATCTAGCGACTTCTGGCCAGCAGTTTTTTGTGGCTCTGCCTTCTTTGCTGTTTTCCCAGCACTTCCGCCAGCTTTGGCCTCTTTCTTGGTGCTAATTCCTGGTGGCAAAGTAACCATTTGAGTGCTAACCAAACGGATATTAACCAGCTCCATCGTGAACTGAACCTCTTCGCCAATCTGAGCGTTACGAGGGATTGAAACTGATTCAATCGCCATGTCTGTATATATTGCGTGCTTGGTGTAAACCACGACAACATCACGCGCCTTATGCAGTTCACGAATGGCATCAAACGCCGTTTGAATGCGTGGTGACTGCGTATCTCCACCGAAGTATTCACCGGCGAACTCGCCGCGCAAAGGGCTGTTTGTGATAACACCTTGAAGCCGTAACCGATCTGGCTTTTCGATGATGTGGTCAGTGATTGGCGAACCAGTCTCAACTGGGTTTTGAGTTACTTCGTTTTTCCACTCGTGAAGCTCGTCAAGCGTGGCATCAAAGTCCAGCGATGCAATGCCACCGAATACCTTGGTACTTGCATTTGGCCCGCCGTAGTAAAAACCAATCATCACCAGCCTCCAGTCGCTAGGTCACGGGCCATCTTCTTATCCACGCCTTCACCCTTTAGGACTCCAGCCGATGTTTTCAAGAATGATTGTTGTGATTCTGACGTACCCGGTGGCACGGTCAAATTTACAGTTTGGTTAGAGGTAACGTTTGTATTTCCACCAGCCGCAGCTGACTTTGCAACTGTAGACGGCGCAACGTTTGGCGTAGTAGGACCGGCTCCAGTACCAATGCCAAAGAATTGACCAAGCGCCTTCGCTTTATCAATAACCCACTTGACCTTTTCACCCATCCATCCCATTACCGTATCCCAATTATTCCAAAGCATGAAAACAGCCGTACTAACAGCCGCTATACCGGCATAAACAAGCGCCATAGGCCCCATAGCCAACACCCATGCGAGCGCCATTGATGCTCCACCAGCAAGCGCAGCAGCAGCCGCTGAGCCCCACGCCGACACCGCAGCAACGCCCCATACTGCAAATGCAGCGGATAGCGTAACCATCACAGCTTCAAGAGCAGATGCTCCAATAGATCCATCTTTAAGCCACTGGACAAACCCGCCAAAAACAGACTGCCCGCCATCCAAGTAAGTGACAATATCATCAATGGCTAGGCCAAGTAAAACCAGCCCGACAACAACCAACCCAGCCATTGAAAATACGACGCCAAGAATGCTAATCAATCCACCTAGTGCCATTGGGCCAAGTATTGCAGCCAGCGCAATACCAAATGCTTTAATAGCGTTTGAACTACCGCCAACGAACCTAATGAATTCCTTCGCGCCATTTTCTATGCTTTTAAACCCATCTAAAAGAAAGTTTGCAACCTTTGTAACAACCTGAGATTCTCGGTTAAGCTTTGCGATCATAGTTGAAAACTTGTTTCCAATGATCGTCGTGGCTTGGCCAATTGTCAAAGGCATCTTAAGCATTTGAATTTGTATTTCAGACGACATCGCCTTAAATGCAAATGCTAATTTTTTAGCTGTCAATTGCCCGCTGCTTGAAAGGTCGTATAACTTATCAACCGTAGTATCTAATTGTACTGCGAGCTTGTCTTTAAAGTCACTGGATAAATTCTCCATGAATGACTTGAATTCATCACCATCTAGCTTTCCCTTTTGGAATGCTTGCGACAATTGAAGCATGGCGCTTGCTTGCTCACTTGCGACAGCTCCACCAATAATCAAAGCGTTGCTGATTGCGTCAGTTACCAGTAAAACATCTTCTTGAGTTGTCAGGTATTCTTTAGTGGCACCTGCCAACCGAATATACATTGTCGCGTATGCGGTAATACCTTGCCTTGAATTACTAGCTCTTTGAGCGACTTCTTCAAAAGCATCCCCAACATCACCCAGAGTCTGAGGCAACATTCCAATACGAGCCTCCAGCGACTGCATGGAATCAGCCACGCCAGCAAGCGCCCGAAGTGAAGCAAACGCAGCAAGGCCAGACAGCATACCGGATAAGCGGTTAATGCTGCCTTCGACCTTGTTAATACCGGATTGATCCGTAGAAAACGAAAAGCGAGTTAAAAGTTCACGAACAATTGCCATAGTTTAATTTTACCCGCCTCAGTCTTTTTTAGCCATAGCCTGCGCTTCATAGTCAGAAGTCATATCAAGTAAGGCATTTAAACGCATCAAATCATCGACGCTACAAACCCCATCCTTCACCTCTGATAATGAAACCTTGCGAGCAAGAATCGGACGCCATATCCATAACTCTTGCTCCAAGTCTTCCCTTAATTTGCCGGGAGGCTTTTCGCCATTTGAGCCCCGGCGGTTAGGCTCCCAAAGTTTGCCGCCGTCTTGCGAAAAAAAACAGCAAAGTTTAATTTAAGAACTTCCCAAATCAATTCGTAAAGATCAAACAGGTTATCGGCAGTAAAGCACTGGTTAACGCTCATCCCGTCTTTAATGAATACTTTCTTTTCGCCAAAGTAAACGCGGGACTGGGTGAACATTGGAAAAACAATGGTATCCATCACTTCTTCAGTGAGATTCTCGGCAATGATTCCGGTTGCTTCGCTCAAATCAGCGTCAAGCAGGTTAACAGAGCCGCCTTGCTTACCCTTAGTTAAACCACCAATAACCGGGAGGATGATTTTATTCAGGCGCAACAGAATACGGTTAGCCTCGAATGCATTCATTTTCATGGCCGTATATTCAGACTGGCCGATGATGATAGTTTCAGCTTGCATGGTTATTCCTTATTCAGCAATAGACCAATCTTCTGCCAATACATCGCCAATGCTTGGAGCCCATGTAGAGATTGACCCGTCTACATTCTTGATGTCGATGTGTGGTCGGTAGTTGATTTCGTGTCCTTCTTGGAAAATACCAAGAAGCGGGGGGCGACTTACGTTGAATTTGCTACCATTAACAAGAAACACAAACATTCCACTGCCATTCCATCCAGATCGAGAAACTTTTTTCCCGTTTTTCAACGAATCAATAGCGTCTCCAAATGTCATATTCGATCTAGCTGGCTCAGTTACGTATTTAAACATTTCAACGGCTTGAGGTGCTGTTAGCAAGTTTGTACCGATTGGCCATGCGCCACCTTCTGAAGTGGTAAATTTAATATAACAATCAGGAGAGAAGTCCTCCGGTAGTTTCCACGAAAGAAACCTGTTAACCATGTTATCAATATTCATTTTCATCCTAAGTTGGTTAAAGTGGCTTTTATTCTACCAAAGAAAAACCCCGGCACAGAGTTAACTGTCCGGGGCCGTGTTAGCTAGATTATACGGTAATCAAACGCCGCCAAGTGACATTTTCAAATCAGCACAATCAAAGACAAAAGATCGTTCTCCGACTTCTTTACCGAATACCATTTCAGGCGGTGTTTTAAGCCATGCTTGAGTAGCGCCAACCAATTCAGCACCATCGCCCGGTGAAACGATGCTAATTGGGATAAGAATATCGCCATCGAACAGGAAGTTATCAAGCGCAACCAGCGCCGACAACTCGGTTACGGCTGGGGAGCTTTGCAGCAACTTGATTTCAATGGTGCCAGACTTGTTACCATTGCGAGCGCGGGCGACATGGCCGTCAGCGCCTACGCGCTTCATGTACAAGTCTTCGTCACGCTTGGCAGTAATGAAATCACCATCGCTGAAGCCGGTGACGATAACACCACCGACAATCACGGTTAATTTGCTTGGGTCGTATGTAGAGGTTGACATTATGTTTCCTTATTAAGCCAGTTCGTAACCGACCGAGCCGTTAATATTAACGACGTGAATTGCACCAGCCAAACGGGCGCTAAACTCCAGCGTCAAAATCCGCGAAGCCTTAACCAGTGGGTCAACAGATTGCGAAAGTGGCGCGGTAATTGTGAAGCCCGGCACAGTCTTGCCGTTTTCGTCCACTTCGTCCGGCGCGATGTAGCCAACGGTCACTCCTTGCTGCAAAGACTTACGCAGGTTAGTCACGCACAACTGAATACCAGCATCGGTGTAAGGCACCTTGGAACGATTGATAACCAACATGGTCATATTGGTTTGAATCAAGTCTTCCAGCCAATCACGGCCACGAATAACGTCAATCCACTCACCTGCAACAACCTTGCCTGGATTCGTCAGCGCAATCTGGGTTTGGTAATACTCGAAAGTGTTACCGCCCTTACCAAGAATGGTACTGCGCTGGGTAGCTGTCAGTTTGTCAGGCGTAACGCCACCGAGCTTTTTCAATGCCCACGTTTCAGAACCAGGCTGCAACGGGAAAACCGCCGACATCCAAGCCGCATCAGGGTATTGAGTCAAGGCATTGGCGCTATAGGCTGCATAGGTTCGGTAGTAGCGGGTATCTTTGGCAACACTGATAACGTCAGTAGAAACGCCGGGAGTCAGAATGTCAGCCTCACTAGACGCAAAGCCAAACAGCTTTTTCTGAGTCTCAGTCCAAGCCGCAAAATCAAGTTGCACTTGCTTTGTGCGGTCAGAGCTAATCAGGCCATACCAAGCGTTGTCTTCCATGACGATAGCAGCCATATCCACGGCTACAGTGTCCACGGTAGTGATGGCTCCCCACGACAGGTTAGAGCCCAGCGTAACGGCTTGCAGGTTTGATTGACTAATCCAAGCCAAAGAAACCGTATCGCCGATTACGGTGGCCGTCAGAGTCTCATTTGTGTCGCTAGTGATGGCCAAAGCCAAAGCCGTTGCGATCTCGGCAGCGGTTGCGCTGGCGTCTGACGTGTAGGTGTAAACCTCGGGCGAAGTACCGGAGACCGTGATTGTGTAAGTCGTCAGATTGACAGCCACAATATCAATGATGGCAGTAGCCACGGCACGGCGACCAACCTTAACCTGACGCGGGTGCGGTGTCTGACTGAATGCAGCCTCAACGGCGCTCAGCATAGGCTCAGGCAGGCCAGCCGAAACGGCATCGTCATAACGGGTATATGCTTGCACGCGATTGGTGAAGGCCATGTTAGGGCCGACGATCATGGGCGTGCCGAAATCCGCCCTCTCAACACCGGTTGTATTCAGCGAAATGCTGACATTAACAATATCTGAAAGAGTTGCCATTTTGGCTCCAATCTAAAAATTAAACTTTGCAAAGTTCAGCCAAATGGCTTAGAACATTTTATGTTTTACCTTGTGGAATGTCAAAATTATACTTACCACAATTTTTTACTGTGTCAATTGGTGTTTACACCTACTAAAAGCATTTAATTTTGAGCTACACTAAACACTCAATTTAACCAAAGGACAAAAATGAACCTTGCAAATCACCACAAAGAAGCTATCGTCAGATCAATCATGAATGACATTCCGCAGGCCGATTCAGCCAAGGAAAAAACGGATGCTCAAACCGCTCTTGTAAAAGGGATGAGCCAAGGATGCAAAACAATTTACAAGCGAACTCCAGAAGCTCTTAAAACCATTTATTGCAGATCCGAGCACTACAATTTTGGAGGATGGCAACAAGAATTGATTATTGGAGATTCCGACTACAAAACAATTCTTGCTCCATTTGCGAAGCGAAATCAAGATAGAAAAGATATCGAGAAAAAAGTCGAAAGCGCCATCAACTCTGTAAAGACAAGAAAGCAATTGATAGACCGCTTTCCTGAATTTTCAATCTATGCACCAGAAGATAACTCGCCATCAAAAACATTGCCAGCGGTTATCAATATTGTTTCTGACCTTGTAAAAGTTGGATGGACTCAAAAAGTTCATAAAGGAACCGTCAAGATTAAATAAATAAAGGGCCTCTTGGCCCTTTTCTTTTAAACACCCGACGCCGTAACCGACAAAATATACTCTTCGTCCAAAGCCGTATTACCCGGCCCAGCAGCCCCGCTACTAATAACAGTCTCAATAATTCCGACGCTATCAATCTGATCTGATTCCCAGCGAATCGACAAATCAATGCTAGCCCGTGGTTCAATGGCAATACCATTTAAAAGCTGTGCAATATCAGTCACTGCCGACATATCAAACGCTGCAATATCTTGGATTGAGAATTTATCTAGGTTTGAATTAAGCAACATCTTGTCTGAAAACGTCTCGACAGTCGCCACGCTATCAACGCCAAAACGATTGATGTTTAAAACGCTTTCACGAACGGCTAAAACAGTCTGAATACCGCCTGCATCTACGTCCGAGTAGTGAGGTTCGCCAACGGTCGTAATCACGCCTAATCGCAGCGTAGAGTAAGGCAATGCAGGACGCGGCCCAGTCTGATCTGCCCAAATTACAGTACCGCCTATGATTGGCTGAATCAGCGCATATAAGCGGGTTTTAAGCGTTGCTACGTTCATTCTTCAATCGCTATTTTGTGAATGTTAAGCTGAACACCCGCCATAGATGGATAAATTCCGGCTGCCTGGTAGCTAATGATGCCAACCTGTTTAGATACGTTATCCGTAGCTTGCATAAATCGAATGCGAGTGTTTGCTACTGGCGTATGAACATTAAAACCAAAGCTGAAAAAGTGCTTATTGTTTGTTGAATCAGCCGTCAAAGTTTGGCTACGGCCCGAACCGATATAGTTTGCAAAAACAGAATCTAAAGGCTCTTTAACCTGACTCCAAATAGCCCAGTTAACATTCGACGTTGATACCTTGCGGGTAACATGCAAATCAACGTGCCACATATACCAACCCGGCTCAATAATCACAATCTCACTATTCACAGAGTCCCACGTAAACGCGCCGGAAGGGTGATTAAATACCTCTGTATTGAACGTGATAACCTGCGCAGTGTCAGACGTTGCGCACTGCTGAAAACCCTCAAC